ATCCGTGGAATCCGTGGAATCCGTGGAATCCGTGGAATCCGTGGAATCCGTGGAATCCGTGGAATCCGGGGGTTCCGAGATGTTGAGAGCCTCGCGTGCCCGTTCATCGACTTGGACGAAGAACTTGAACCCGCCGCTGGGGCTGACGTACCCGAACAAGTAACCGGGCAAGTGGGAGAGCTTATCCTCGGCAATGCGTTTAAGTTCCTCCGTAGTGGCGGGGTTCGTATCTTCATCCTTCTTCTTTAGGTCAATGTCCAGACCAATGATGCCGGAGTGGGACCAGAAGGAGATAGCCCGGCGCAATGCGGTACGTGGGTCAACGGTCTTCTTATTCTCGCCCAGCATAGATGAGACGGAATGGAAGATGACGGAAGGGATGAGGGCAGGAAGCGCGTTCTTGACCTTCACCTCACCGTCAGGGCTATTCTCCTTCCATCGGGTATAGACCTTCTCATAGGCGGGAGCCAATGGCGCACGAAGCGGCCGCCCTGCCTGTTTATCGAGAAGGAGTGATAATTGGAGACTTGTCTTTAACCGCTCGTCCGCGATGTCGTTACTGCGGAGGAAGTTAATGAGACAGTCGATTGTAATTGCCTGTGGATTCTTTCCGCTTCCGGTAAAGACGCGAGGAGCGTTACTCCGCTCCAACAAATCCCAAGGCGTGGGGATTAGAGTAATGGATTGCATACTTTTATGTGTAAGGCATAGGGGCGTGGACGGCGTAGTCCGCACCCTCGTGGCCTATGGTTTGAATTGCCGAACGGTGTCCGTCGGTGTCCAAAGCTACCACGGGTTCCGGGGGTTGTCAAGTAGAATCTACGGCCTATAACAAGCACGTAACAAGCAATATTTAGAGTAGTTGTTACGGTAAGTGATTGAGTATATACGACTTAACAACTATAACAAGCATAACAAGCAAAAATCGTAGTTAAACGTGTACGCACCTCGTCCTCGTGCCGTATGGCGGTCGCGCTACGCGCTCCGCGGACCATGTTTTTATGATAGGGACAGGGCTAAATCGAAGAGGTATTGAAACTGAATGAGTTAGCGTAACAACCTATCAAAATCTCGACGTAAGATGTTAAGAGCCAAGGACTTAACAACTGAAGCACGAAAGAGGTTGTTACGCTGGACCATTGAAACTGAATGAGTTAACAACTATAACAAGCAAACAAGCAAATTCTACAGACTCTATATATGTGTATATATGGCCTCCCCTATACCCTCTTTTCTTATATATCTTCTATTTTTGCTTGTTTTGGTTGTTATAGTTGTTAAACTATTAAAAAAGAAGGGGTTAGCGTAACAACTACTCTAAATCATACTTGTTATAGGTTGTTAGTAGATGTTACAAGATTGAGAATGAATGGATTAAGAGAACAGCATTGGGCGTCAGCCCCTTATGAGTATGGGGTTCTCCGGCTAAAGAAAAACCCTTCGGAAGCAGGACATGCCTACCTCCGAAGGGCTACGCCTTGGGAACATCAACCTAGGAGATGGGTGACAGGAGGGCGTTGCTTCGAGTAGGTCTTACTTCTTACCTTACTGCCTACCCTCCGCGCGTTGCCCTCCTGTCTGGCCGTATAATACCAGCCCGCTCGAAAAAGTCAAGACAATCCTCTGCCAATATGTTATTTTGTTATGCACGCGTATATACGCGCCCACATGTGTGTATGCACCATCTCCAAATCCCCTGAATTTAATCGAGGGTCCTACCCTAGAACGCGCCGCACGGGGCGGTCCGCTACAACTGTCCACCCGGACCCCATCCCCTCCTTCTACCCCGCCACACTGGATTAAATTCGTAAACGCGCCATCACACCAATTTCCTCTTGACTTTCTCCCCTGATGTGATATGTTGCACCTGTTCGCTCCGAACGGCAACCGAACCAGCTAAGCTCAATGCTTCTGGCTATCCCAAGCAAGGAACTTGCTCGCCACAGGAGCGGACCAAACACTCTCCTTTCTACAGGCATTTTCCATAGTTACGCCCGTGGGTAGTCTCGTCAAGCTACCTGCGGGCTTTTTCTTTACCGCCAAATCCGCGAGAGCCGCTCCGACGCATCATGCCCGCCGTGCGCAAATTTGGTCGATGGTAGTGCCCTATCTCCTGTTTCATGACTAATGTACCCTCTCGCTACCTATACCCCGTCACACTCTTGTAAATTTGCCCGAATTTAATCGAGGGTCCTACCCTAGAACGCGCCACAACCGCTGGTCCGCTATAACTACCCGCCCGAAGAGTATACCCGCCTTCTAGGTCGATACGTCCCCGTGGAATGGCCGCATGTCGATTTTGCTTGACGTGGCAGGAATGGGGTGCAGACCAGATGAGGCTGAAACAGACCAGAAGTATATTCCACCCGTGGAACGGCCGCGTGTCGATTTTGCTTGACATGCCCAGAAGGGTACCCCCTCCCCCGTACCCCACGGAAAAAATTTGACCCAACTATTTACTATGGGCCGCGTGCAACCCCGGAGCCTGGGAAACCGTGGTGGTGTTTGGATTTCCTTGGCATCCAATTTCCCCCCTATACCCACGGAATCGGTGCATCACGGAACCTTTTTGCCCCTGATTGCACCGGGAACGGTATGTTTCAGGGGCCTGCCTATCCCCCACATGTAGCGGAATCGGTATGATAGGCCACCGTATTGCAACGGGAACGGTGCATTGCTTGCCCTGAACTGCCCTCGCCCCTGTCACGGGAACGGTACGCCATGCAACCCATTGAATCCCCTGAATCTGTTGCAACCGTTTGATGATAAGGAACTTATGGTATGAAGTGGTCTGTAGGTCTACATGGGAACCGAGGGTGCAAAGTCTGTTTCCCATTGGCACCCTGTTTTGCGTAACTCGTTGATACTCTAAGCAATCCGCTTCCATACTTCGCATAATACATATAATGCAAAATCGCGTTCCGGTTTTCCTACTAATCCGATAGGAATTGAAATTGAAGGTGCTGGAGAAGGCAGAAAAGGGGCAGGGTCTTGCCCTCAAATTGTTAAGGATACTTAATAGTTTCGATTCTTTAACTATTTTGGATACCCATGAGGGTATAGGTATCTAAACTCCCTTAAAACTTACAAAGTTAGTCCAGACTTACAATGTTAGCCCAGACTTACAAAGTTAGTCCAGACTTACAAAGTTAGACGGCACTTACAATGTTAGCCCAGACTTACAAAGTTAGTCCAGACTTACAAAGTTAGGCAGGACTTACACGAGGAATGTTTAAGAATCCTTAATAGTCAAATATTGGACTAATGGTTTTACAATTTTGTAAAGCCCCTATATCTTGAACCCGTTGAACCCGTTGAAGCCGTTGAACCCGTTGAAGCCGTTGAACCCGTTGAAGCCGCTATCCCACCACAACTACCGGATTGCCCGATTGCCCGATTGTTCCACATGGAACAATCTATGCAATTCAAAAAGATACCAAAAGAAGCCAAAAGAATACCCTACACTATATAAAAGGGGGACCGGGAATCCGGGGGAACCGGGTGTGCCGTCTCTCTCTCTCTATATATATATAGGGGGAACCGGGGGAACCGGGGGAACCGAAGGGTTGTATGACACAATTATAACACGCAGATAATGAGCGAGTTACAACGCGCCGGAAAGAAAACCACTTGACGCCCCTCACAATCATGTTAAATTGCAATCATCCACCGGGGGAACAACCCGGAACAATGAGAACACTAACTAAAAGAAAGGATTAAAATCATGATTATTGAATTGCCCGCCGCCACGGCCGAAAAGCTCGCACTAGTCCGCAAGGTTGCCGCCCGTCTCCGCCGCAAGATTAAGCGCGAACGCCTCGCGATTGTGCATGACAGACGCTTAGGGGACGTTGACTATCTGGAAACGGTGGAAGCTCTCACTTGCGGCGAGCTTGGTACAGAAGACCCTAACCCTACGGAGATTTTAATCTCTGTCACATATGGCGCAGGGCTGCCCGCCGCACAAGCGGAAGCGATTGAAGACGCCCTTCTTTCTTCTGTTAAGGCCCTGCCATTTCCCGCTGATGACATTTTCCGGGGTTCAGGGGACGGTACAAAAGAGTACACGGCTCTCTTCACCCTTTAAGCATCAGGAACTTACGATTTTTGTCATACAAAACAAAAAACTAGTTGACAAGGTAAGAAAATCTGCTAAAGTGGAATCATCAACGGGGGACAACCCTTAGAAACAATAGAAAGAATAATACTATGAAAGACATATCAGAATTACATATCAGAAAGGAAATCAAAGTAGAAGGCAACGGAAAAGTTCACCTCGCCATTGAAAGCTTTAATTCCTTGCACCGAAAAGAGTATACCCTTTCCCCCGCCATGTGGGCGGCTTCGGAAGTACTACAGGACAAGGTTTCCCGGCCGGGAAGTATGTACCTGAAAGATACGTTTTCTATATATCGCGTAGGTGCTTATGACGTTATGATAATTTCATCCGTGAATGAATCTCCGTATTTAACCCTTGAAAGATTGTCGCTAGCGGAAAAGATAGCATGGTTCCCTTTCGGCATTGAAAACGTCCAACAGGTAGAAGATACCCGGCATTCTGATTCTCAACATGTATCTTATCTGCGTATCATTCAATGAATATGGGACCCGTTAAAGCTGAATAACTACGCCGCCCTACAATATCCAACCAACAAAACAATAGAAAGAAAACTAAACCATGAATTCATTTCCTAAAATGCTCAATGTATCAGACTACGCCCTTATTCACGACATTCCAGAATGGGCAATCTATTTCCTTGAATATGGAGAAGGCGAAGAAGATATGGCAGATGAAGACCTTAAAATCCTTGAAGAGTGGGAAAAAGACTACTACCCTGTTTCCTCGGTAGACGACCAGCCGGAAGCACATTTCACCAGCACGCCCGCCTTTGGTTTGCCCTGTGACTGTGTAAAATATTATGTTCTTCCTTGCTATGTAAATGCCGTCTATATGTGGGTAAATCCCAGATGCCGCATGACAAATTGTTACCTTAAGTTCACGCTAGTCACAGGCTCGCAGGTAAAGGTGTATCTGAACGGGCATCAAACCCTACGCAGTGCTATCCGCAATCTGATAAGGCAGGTAGAAATGGGGCATACTTTCACAGACGTGAACGGGCATGAAGTTACTCCAAAAGCCCGCGATATCATTAACTTCTGGATTTGTACAATGCAAGGGCAAACCCTAGCTACAGGACGCATTTAACATATTAACAATAAAACAATAGAAAGAAATAAAACCATGAATGAAGACGAAAAGAAAACGGCAATCAATATTTTAGCCGCCCATATCCGGGAAACAGGCCCCTATCTTTTCCAGTTGTCCGCACGCCATGATGAAGAGATAGGACTAATCGCCGCACTAGCAACGGAAACGGGAAGCAAGGCAAGCCTACTTGTCAGGTGCCGGGAATCCGGGGTAATGTGGGCAATCAGCATTGCGGACTATCGCCCTCATGAAATGGTAGTCAGCCGTGCCTCTATTTCAGACCCACTATGCCTCGCACTGGAGGAAGCGGGCGCAAGGATTGGGTATAACCGTTAAGTTCCCCCTGAAAAGTTACGCCGCCCTACAAAAAGTATTTGACAAGATAATAAAATCCGATAAACTAAAATCAGCAAGCGGGAGACAAGCTCCCGCATAACCTCAAACCTAAACAACACTATATCATGAACACTCAAATTGAACTGAAAGACAACGAAATCCCGGCATGGGCATTCTACGAAAACGGCGATGGCCTTCTGTCCCTTATCTTTTTCGCCAAGTCATCCTCGCATGCACGCCCCATTGCCGCCCTGCTTAACATATACCCGTGGGACGCCCTGCCCGCAATAGATGATTCTGACATTGTGCGCTTGTGGCAGGCGGTGAATGAAAGGGAGCTAGGGGCTTGGTGTACCTACGACCCGGTGGAAATTAACCAGTATCTGGAACAACGGTTCTGCCAACCAGTAGCTAAAGCTTCGCATGCTCAAATATTCCCGCTCCCCATTGAATAACTACGCCGCCCTATAAAATCAAACTAATAATAAACAATAGAAAGCAACCATATTATGAAGACTACAACTAAACCGGAAGTGCTTAAAGTATCAGACTATGCCCTTATCCATGACATTCCCACCTATGCCCTCAATTACTTGGCGTGTGGGGAAGATGAAAGCCTCGCCCCTGACGACATTGAAAACATTGAAGAGTGGGAAAAAGACTACTATCTTGCCTACCTCGTTGAAGGCCAGCAGGTTGCCCTTCATTCTGCCACCCCGGCTTTCGGTTCACCCTGCCCCTGCGTAAAATACTATGTCCTGCCTCGCTTTATGGGTGCCGTCCTATCATGGATAAATCCGGGTTGTCGGATGACTAACTGCTACCTTGAACTTAGGCTTACAGACGGCGGCCGGGTAAAGGTGTATCTGAAAGGAAATCAAACCCTGCGTAGTACTATCCGCAATCTGATAGCCTTGGTAGAAACGGGACATACTTTCACCGATATGAACGGGCACAATGTATCCCCCCGTCCCCGTGATATCGTTAATTTCTGGGTTCGCACGATGCACGGCCAAACACTGGCAACTGGAAGAATATAAACCACTTGCGGCTTGTTCCACATGGAACATTTAAACCCCGGAATCCCCGGAACCCGTCAAATAACTCTAACCAAATAGAAAGAAAAAGTAGAAAGACAAAGGAATAATTCCCGCCCCCGGAATGCGGGGGATATCGGGTGCAACGGGTTCCGGGGATTCCGGGGTTTAACAATAAACCAATCATAAATTACAGACCGTGAATAACTACGCCGCTCTATAAAAAGTATTTGACAAGATAAGAAAATCTGCTAAACTGAAATCATCCAGCGGGGGGGGACAAGCCCCGCAACAATAAACCAAACAACAATAAACTAATAGAAAGAATAAAACAATGAATACTACAATCACAACCCTCACCAGTGCCGCCGCAATCAATGCCCTTACTGAACGGGCAAATGCCGCTATCGATGCCGCCGTAGACAAGGTACGTGACGACCTCATGAAGAATAATCAGAATGACTATGTCATCCCGGTGAAAAACATGGGGCATAACCTGAAACAGGTTGTCCGAGATAATGCCGCCTATGGTCTGGCAACCTTTATCACCTTCCGCATGCTGATGCAAGTGGCCGAACGCCTTCGCCAGTTTGAAGGCAAGGTCTATAACGTCCGAGTAGAACGGATGATGGATGACTGTCTGGCCGCCGCAATCGTACAAAGCGTTGATGCGGACATTAAAATCCGAGCCTATATAGATAGGAGTCACTACTCATGGCCGCAAGTGGTGTTTCATCATATCCTCCCCTGCATGTTTGATTCCGTGAATATTTCCTTTAACTTTGACATCAATGAGCTGACGCAGGGGCAGAAGCGGATTGTCACCGGAAGGGACATGGAGAAATTCATTGAAGGAATCCATAAGGATATGGTTCGCCTTGATACCAAGCTTCAAGGGATTGAGGATTCAAACTACCGCCTTTGCAATTCCGACTACGTGTGCGCCTATTTTGCACAAGCCGTTAAAGTGGAAGAACAAGTGAAGAGCTTGAAGCAAGGCCTTGAAAACCTGACTGGTGCACAATACTATCGCTTCGACTATAACCACACAACCGTTTCCACCCTTCCCTCATACAGGGCATGACTTAAACCCCGCCCCAGCTACCCTATTTATTAGAACCCTCAAATAACTCTAACCAACCAATCAACAAACCAAACAATAAAATACCATGAGAACCTACATTGAAAAATTAGGCAAGGAATACATTGAAGGCAGAAAAGAAAGTGGCAAGTCTCCCTTGCGGACCGGATTATACGGAGAGCGTTTGCGCTCTATGTCATGGCAGGGCAACCGACTTTTCTCCTATCAAACGCATGTTGCCACCATTGACCGTGCGGGAAAAGTCCTGTATGTTACAACCAAGAAATATTCACAAACCACTACCCGGCAAATGCGGGATAATGAATGGCTCGCAAGTTGCAACGGCTTTCATATCGTACCTACCGAACGCGTTGAAGATTATGCACATATCCTTGAAGGATAGTATCATACATATTAAAGTAAAAACCTGATAGAGTATTATCTTTTCCCTTAGAACCGACAAAGAACACTACAAAATTATGACTGCATTTGATATTGATATTACAGGCAGGAAACGTGATGAACTTTCCCGCACGGAATGGCTTAAGCTCACAAATCAAATCAATAAACTTCAACCTGCAATCTTTTCTTTTAAGGCTGGTGTAATATCCCATAGGATAGACAGGCCTTCCGAATGGGATGGAGAAGGAACGGTATATGTTAAGCCGTACATGCGGCCCTACGCAATCGAACTGGAACGCACACACAATGGCGCGTGCATTGTCCGGCTCCACAAGTTGAAGTGGAATGGCACGGTGTGGAAACTTGCGGAGATGGCGGCTCTGACTGTGGGGGATGCTATAGAACTGGCAAAGCACTTTATTGCGGTGGTTAATCAGAACTGGCAGGAAGTGGGGTTGCGTATTGCGCAGGAAGCGAGGGCGGTGGACTTCATGGTTGATGGTAGCCTCACCTATATGCGCTTCCGATTCCTCACACCCGATAAGGAATCCATGAATAAACTTAACTCCATAAAGGTTCGCAAGCTGGCAGAACGTTTCTTCCTCCCCTGCATGGTGAAGTTTACGAGCAACAAATGGCACGATGAATTGAATCTGGAAACCGTGAAGCTCGTACTCCGTTGAACCCTTAGAAACCTCACATAGCTCTATAGTATGACCTCCGAAAAAGAATCTAACGTCGTCATCCTCCGCAAGAACTGTCTCCACCACATCGGGCGAGCCGATAGGCTTCATGCCTTGTGGAGCATCGTGGAGCACCTCCATTCGGTAGTGGACATTGTTGCCCTCGTAAGTGCACTGGTTTGTTTAGGATACCTCCTTGCTACTGGTGAACTTCTCGTATCGTACCTTACATGGTGTGTTATCATCACGGGCTGGTTTGTCTTCCAGCTACTGGTAGAGTGGGGCATTGACATTATACGCCGACGCCTAAAGCGGCACCAGCTGGAGGCAAATCGCCTCGCCCGTTGCCTTGAAGATATGGGATTTACTCGACCTATCTTCTAATTAGAAACCTCAAAGCACGCTAGAAATTATTATGGAGAATTTTGACCTAATACTTAGCCAAGCAGAAACCGCAACTGGAAGGAAGCCGTACCCTGATAAGCCGAAAGAGCAGGACCTTCTTGCAATCAGCTTCAAAATATCTAGTCGGAAAAAGCGGATGTTACTCTGTCTTCAACAAACAATATCATCAAAGACTGGTGAAAACATCTTCCCCATACGAACCTATAGGCTGCCCTATTCTATGGTTGTCAAGGATATATACATTTATCTGTGCGGGTACGACCCGGATAACGTGACCTTCGTAATTGCTCGTGACGGCATCTTCCTTTACCTTGAATCCAGTGAGGACGGGTACCCGACTATTCGCTGGAAACTGGATATTTAGAAACCATAAATCGCTCTACAAAAACAAAACAGATATGAAACCTATCGCACTCGCTCAACAAATCATGCTCCTTCATTCTTGGGCACGGGATAATAATGGTCGTACCGGAAAACTTGGAAGCCCTATGGTTCTTCCTGCCCATGTCAAGGGAGAGTTCTATATTCCCCGGAACCCGGAGGATAATATTCTCCAATCTGAACAGACCAAATTCCAGATTGAATCCTTCGGTATTGGGGAGGTATTCACGTCAGGCATCTTCTTTGCGGTTAGGACACTCTACGACCCGAATGCCTATGAGGATAGAACGGTGCGCATCATTCGTCTCAACTACCATAAGGTGAAGCGCGGAGAAAACCATGATTATGCCACCCTATTTTCCTACCATAATTTTTACGCCGTTAGGTATAGCAAAACCCTTTACGACGCTATGTTTAAGGCTCGTCCATCTCTTGCCCGCTCCGTTAAATTGGGTTGTATATTTCCTACGGAGCCGGGTGCGGAGATTCTGTCCATGACGCCTGACCACATGGTGCTTAACATGAGCACGCTATCTAAGGATGAAATCCTCTCGCTCCACAAAGATTCCTTCCAATGCAATCTAAGAGTTTAACCCAACAATTTCTTGCACTCCTTCGGGTTTCCCGTTTAACTCGGAAGATAATGCAGGAACAAAAAGAACAATACGAACGAAATCCAAAAAGTTATAACCACTACTATCAAGAATATGTTAGAACCCAAAGAATTAGAAAAATTTATCGATGAGGACATTAACCCCGGTGACTACATTGTCAGAGAACTGGGTGGAGAGTATTACGTGGGGAGGGTAGTCGAGCTTTCCCCGAACTTCTACAGATACAAAGTCTTAAATGCTTTCCCTCTGGGTGAGGGGGTTGTCCGTCATGAAGAAGCAATCAAATGTTACCCTACACCTCTTCGGAAGTTTAAGGAGGGGGACGAGGTAATTTGTAGGGAACATATAGGTAAATGGACTGTAATGGAGGACGAGAAGGATTCCGTTCTTGTCGGTATTAAGGATAAACGTACAGGAACTATCAAAGCAGTAACCCCTGCCTCCCTTCTTCTCATCAGGCCAATCGACCTGCATTATCGGTTCAGAGTTATCGACGGAGCTATTTGGGACTTCAAGAAGAATCGGTCCTTACGTGTCAACCCTTCATGTGAGGGAACAACCGAAATGGAACGCCTCTGCAATCTTCTGAATGAATTAGACAGAAACGAAGAAACTTCTCTTGACAAGTAATAAAACCCAGATACTATTATCCGTACATGAACACCACAGAACCAAACGAATTGAGCCTCGATAATATTCAGGAAGAGGTAGCCCGCATTCTCACCGAACCGAAGTCTATCATGTTGAAGGAAAGACTGCAACGGGAGTGGGATGCAGTCCCCGCATTCAACCTGCCCATCGACGCGCCTGCGGATGCGGTTGCCGAGAAAGCTCTTGAACTGGGAGACTACGCCGCCAACATCTTTGATATTGAACCCCCGCCGCTGGCGGGAGTTCAGTTCATCATGGCAGAAGTCGCCGAGAACCTCGTCACTGTAAAGGAATACATTGCCTTCATGCAGGAGCTTGAGAACCCCGGCAAGGCGTGTAATGTCTTTACAGATTCCCACGTCATGATTAAGGCACTCGTCCTCTTCATGGCCATTCACCTCTTGATAGCGTATGCCAGTCAGAACGACCCGGACCGCATTGATGAAGAGAAGGGAGGCATCTCCGCATTCCGTCTCTTCTCCGTGGCGAGCAATGTAATTTCCATGAACCTGATGGAACAGTCTACTCTTACCTTCGTAGATAAGTCGGAGCTTGCCGAGAAGGAAGCCAACGCTCGTAAAATTATTCTGCCTCATGAAGCATAAACCACACTATAAACTGGCAGGGACAGTCATCGCGGCTATTATTTGCCTCGTTATTGTAACCATTTTATTTTCATGTAGACCACCAGAAAGCCCACCACCCAACGAAGAATATGAACAATTTGTTATTTTTGTAGGAGACCGTGCTGTGTTTAGCAGGAAGGGAGTATTAGCCAAAGACGTTATCACGCCGCTCTCTGTGCCGAATGGACAGATGAGGGTGCATGTAATCGGGCGGGATGCGGAGAACAAACCCATCAACGTATTTGTGGAAGGAACTAACGTATCTGTATTAAAGCAATGGAAATGACTAGCGAACAGAAGAAATATCGTAAACTTGTACGGAAAATTATTCGGACAATCTGTAAGAACTTAGTGAAGAAAGCTAGCGAGTATAACAAGGTTCCCTTAAGGATGGAGTATGTTACCTTATTGGAGTTTGTACTTATGCCGCCTTCAGATTGTCACGAGATAGTAGAGAAAGAACTTGACAATCTCATTAGCGAAGGTATTATTCCAGTCAGAAAGGAAGACGACAATGGAGATAGGTAATCCTAAAAACATGAGCGTGATGGAGTTGGAAGAAGTGATTGCTATCTTCAATAGCTCCTACTACAAAGAGGGGAAAACCCTCCTCCCTGACACGGTTTACGATACTCTGGTTGAAGAACTGCGTTCCCGTTCCCCGGAATCCAAGGAACTCGATAGTCTTGGGGACGACGTACAACGGGGAGCCAAGACCTTCCGGCATCCTAATCCCGTGCTCTCCCTTGCCAAGATTCATGAGGGCAAGGACGGAATTGGTATGGACCAGCTTCGCGGCTGGATTGCCGGACGTGACGTCGTGGTTGAACCAAAGTATGATGGCCTCACCCTCGTTCTGTACATTGAAAAGGGACGGCTCGTCAAGGCCGTTACCCGTGGCAACGGAACCGAGGGGGAAGTAATCCCCCTTGATAAGGTTCTCTATATGGCCCCGCCAAGTTATGGGAACTATACGGGAGCTATCCGTGGGGAAGTGGTTGTGGCTAAGAGCAACGAAGGGCAGGTGGAAAGCATGGGGTACTCCAACCTCCGCGCCTGTGCCGTTGGTCAACTCCGCAACAATAAGCTCAAGTGGTCTGACTGGCTCATTACCTTCATCCCGTTCGATGCAAGTCCCTTCCCGGAGGGTGTTGAATCCCGCATGGAACTGCGTGGATGGCTGATGGAAATGTTTGACCTCGTAACTCTCCCCAACGTCTGGCCGGAAGGCGAAGCCCTGACGGATGAATATATCCGTGGCATGGTTCAGTACCTGCGGGAAGACAATGCCTATCCCACTGATGGTATTGTGTTTAAGTTGAACCAGAAGAATGCTATAATCCATGCGGGAGAGGCTACCGCCCATCACCCGAAGGATGCCGTTGCCTTTAAGTTCAACCCGCAGGGCGTAGAGACTACCCTTCGCGATGTCATTTGGCAAGTAGGACGGACGGGGGTATTAACCCCGGTTGCTGTCTTCGATACGGTGAAGATTGGTGGAACCAATGTATCCCGTGCCACCCTCTCCAACGTGGCTAACGCGGCATCCTTCCACATTGGCGATACCGTGGAGGTGATTAAGGCAGGGGAGATTATTCCGTACATCCGCAAGGTTCGCGGCTGTGACAATACGGTTTCCGTTGTCCCTCTGACCTGCCCCTGTTGCGGCTCCACGTTATCCTCTAGTGACCTCAACATCTTCTGTACCAATCCGTTGTGCAGGGATAAGGTAGCGGCCAAGCTGGAATACGCATGCGGTAAGAACGCACTAGACATTGATGGCATGGGACTTGTATTCTCACGTATGATTGCAGACAAACTGCTCGCCGGGGAGAATGATGTAGAGCCTCCGACCGCAGAAACTGCTTACCTCCACCACCCGTTCCTGCTTCTCATGTCCGGCACGATGGACAATCTCATCAATGGAATCCCCGGAACCCAAGGGTACAGAGGATTCCTTGAAATCGTGGAGGAACGGAAGCACCATGCAACCCTTGCTCAATGGATTACTGCAATGGAGATTCCCCATGTCGGTTGCACTCGTGCGGAAAGTCTCTCCTATGCTTACCCCAATCTCTACGCTTTCCTCACTCTCTTCCCCGAAGATTTAAGGAACAAGCGTCATGCGGAGTTCGGCCCTCTGATGACCGAGGCAATTCTGAATTACATGGAGACCGTGCCAACGTGGAACGAGATGACGGCAATGGTTATGACAGGAGATATCCCCAATGCCGAGGGCAATGTTCCCAAGAGCACCGCGTTGCGGGGAGTAAACTTCGTCATCACGGGAACCCTGTCCCAGCCTCGCCATGTATATAACCTACTTGTTCAGGACATGGGAGGCACGGTCAAGGAGAACGTGTCGAGGAAGACCAACTACCTAGTCGTCGGTAAGGAACCGGGGGAGCACAAGCAAAAGATTGCGAGGCTCCACAAGATTCCTTCAATTACAGAAGAAGAATTCATGCAAATGATTAACCCTTCAATTACGAATGAAGAAAATTCCTAACGAATTTACACGCAACCCCTTCGTATGTCGGCTCATCTTTCGTGAAGCTGGCGTTGCCATCTATGAGCTAACCCATAAAGGAAGCGGGAAGGTAAACAATTATGAGGTTGTCATCATCCGTCAGCACAAAGCGGACAATGATTTCATCAAGGTTAAAGCCGGAGATGAATACCTCCCCAGCACCAGTGAGTGGGGCCAGTATGGATGGACATTCCCCACTCTTGAACTCGCAAACTACAAAGCCAAACATATCATTCATGAACGTTCTATGGATAAATCAGGAAGTCACACTTCCGCTAACTAAATCAGTAATAGATAAACAGGTTGAGGCCGCAGAGATAATGGGTCGTATCTGCTATAAAAGCGAACCGAAGGGCGACCCCATTGCGTTTCTCTCCCGTATCATTAACCGCGGACATGAAAGTGTCATCGAGCATATCAATATTCCCGCAGTCCTCCTGACGGACAGGGCAGTTACCCACCAGCTTGTCCGTCATCGTCACATGAGCGTGAGCATGGAGAGCCAGAGGTTCGTCAACTACTCCCGGAAGGGAACCATTTGCTTCACTCGTCCGCAGTTCTTTAGCGACGAGAAGGTTGACCCGAAGACCATTGAAGAGTTTAAGGATACCTGCCAGAACCTTGCGGAGAAGTACGTGGAACTTATCCAAGGGGGACTGCCTCCCGAGGAGGCGCGGGGATTGCTTCCGAACTGCACGGCTACGGTGATTGGCGTGACTGCTAACCTCCGCGAGTGGAGGCACATCTTCCGTATGCGACTAGACGGTGCGGCCCAGCCGCAAATCCGTGCGCTCCTTCTGGCCCTCCGGCAAAAGATGGAATTGAAGTATGACCTCGCATGGGCATTCAAGGACATCCCAGTTGATACTAACCGACTTCATTCCGTTCCAGAACTATGAGCCGTATCAGTCTCAAGAAGTATCGGGAACAGATGGAAGCCGATATGAAGGCCAATCGCCTAAAGCGTCGAAGAGGAAAGTTCAAGTGCAAGAAATATAAAGGAAAATTTTACTGGTATCGAGATAGTCCCGCGGAGCAAAGGAAGTTCTTGAGGGAGACAAAAGCTAACAAGCTTCGGTCTCGCATCATGCCTGAACATAAGCAACTTATCCATGCCTCTCTCCGGTCGAAGAAACAACTGACCGAGGAACAACTAACCTATGGTCGCATCCTTGCGTCCAATAAAATATCTACTGGTGCAGTTGGAGAAACTACCCCAGATGAAACCCCTAGCTGGATTAAGGGGGACAACTCCTTTTTCTTCCAGTTTAAATTTCATGGCTATTTCATCAAAGGTATAGTCCCCGTGGCTCTTGTTGGAAGTTCCTCTGCGGTTCTGGAAATATGCAGGAAGGCGTACAAGTTCGCACGGAGAATTACAAGGAAGTGGACAGTCAAAGAAGGATGTTTAACTCTACCCTCTCCCCGCCTCTTCGTCATAGCCAAGATGTCTATTCGCAAATATATCAACAAACAAATTTACAAGCACCTCACCAAATAACATGCACGCTCACGAAGCAATCAACGCAATCGTTTCAACCAAGGTAAACTCACAGGCTTTCCCCGACCTGCCGGAAGGAAAGGAATCCATGAACGATGCCGTCAACCACCCGAAGCATTACACCTCCCACCCCAGCGGAATCGAGACCATAGAAATTACTGGCAAGCTTCCCTTCGCATTAGGGAACGCCGTCAAGTATTTGATGCGGTCACAGTACAAGAAGAACCGTATTGAAGACCTCAAGAAAGCACGATGGTATTTGGAGTACCACGCTAAGCACTGGTCCAAGGTGTTCGAAACGTTTGACCTTTACCTTATCCTTGAACAGTTCAGGCGTACAGTCATGAGCCATAGCTACCAACGTAGTCCCGAAGATTCCATTCTGGTACAGCTCTTCTATATCTGGGCGCATGATAAGTTGGTTGAGGTAAACCCCGCATCAGAATTGCAACGATGTATCGGAGAGATTACCCAGCTAATAGAATCCCTCGAAGCGAAACAGAACTAAAACAAAAACCCCGGAAGATATTTCCTTCCGGGGTTTTCGCTTAGAACCCAAACAACTTACAGTCCAAACAGAATGATGTCGTTGCGGATTCTTTATACCATGCAGTACCTATGATGTCAATACCTAACTGACAGGAACTTCGTTTTTCTCAATGCTCGCCATCAGTTCGGCGAGCTTTTTCTTTTTGGTTTCGAGTTGTTGTTCGAGCCTCTCTATCTCTTTGACGTAATCATGGCACGCATGCTTGGCCGCGTCCTGATAGGTGAGGAAGACAGTGTGGTTGAGATAGCCATTATCTATGGTTCTGAATCGGTGGTTGATGTATTCGATTCTGACACGAGAAACGAAACATTCGAAGGCGACATCAGATACTTCAACGGCTCTCACTGTGGGCATGCCACCGCAATGTACGTTAATGTACACCGTGCATCCCTTATAAAGGGGGAGCTTGTTAGCTTCTTCTGCTGTGAATATTGAGTTCATACGGAGGGAAGTATGTATCAACTTGAAATAATGTCAAGGACTATTTTAGCCAGCAGTCAGATTCAATATCGAAGTGAGCCTTTACTGATAGGTCGCAACCACATAAGGTACAATAGAGAGGGGCCTTCCCGTTGGTCAGGTCCGCAAGCCCGGAAATTTTTTCCTTGAGGAATTTGCGGCCAGCTCCTTCGGCACCGCAGGTAGCGCACCCCTGTTTCTCTAAATCCGGGGGAGGCGTAGAGGTAGCATAAGGACAGGAGGCGCAGATAGCATAGCGGCGGCGAGCTTCTGCCTCATCTACAAACCTGTGTCCCCGTCGATACCAGAGAACCATAGTACCGAAGAAGGCCAATATCTTCTTGGCACTCATGGGTTCATACTCCTTCCATTCAATTCCCTTATCCCCGCAGGTGGTGCAGTACTGGGGAGGGAGAGAAGCGCAAAGCTCGGATTCAAAGAGCGCAACCTGAAAGGGTTCTCCGTTATTCATGAAGAGGCGTGCGACGGATTTGCGGAGTTGTTCCAGTGAACCCGCGGAAACCTTGGTTCCCTTGAGCCTGACACTCATGGATTCAGGGACAATAAACTTCCAGCCTCCCGGAGGGGTGGCCATAATATGATTGGGTACTATACGAAAAGAGGGCATGGGAGAATTATATCTCCCATGCCCCCGAAGGTCAAGGATATAAACAGAGGACTACTGCTTCATCCGATTATGAATTTCCTCCGCACTCAATGCCCCATCAATCTGAATGCTACCCTTCCTCATGAGGTTGATAATGAGTTTCTTCTGCTCTTCGATTAGGCGTTTGCCCTCGTCCGTGGTATTAGACTTCTGCAATTCGCGGTTGAGCTTCGCGATAGCCTCACGTCCTGCTTGCGGGCTGATGATGTAGGGCATGATGCCTTTCATGGCCGCGCCGTAGGTCTTGGCACTCATACCGGAAGTCTCAATCGCGGAAGCCAGAACTTCCTTCCGCAGAGCGGGGTCAAGCATGTTTGTAATTTCCGTAACAAACCGGACACTATTGACTAGCTTGGTGAAATTCTTCACGGCATCCGCGGTTTCCACGGCTTCCATGAGTTCCACATCCACCCCGGATTCCATTCTCTTGTAGAAGTCCGGACGAAGAACGCTCGTTCGCTTTGACTTAGTGACTGCCGCGTTGGCATTCTTTAACCCGGCGGCAAGGGCTTCGGTCAAATCCTTCGGACGACGGAGGCCCGCACCCAAGGACTGTAACCCGTATGCCGCGGCACTCATGTCAGGTGTATCGCTAAACGCTTGTTTACCTGACTTGACTGCCCAGCCGTAGAAGGGAATCTTTTTATTGGCAACCGTCGCGAATCGTTCAAGGACTTGCCATGTATGTCCACTGCCGAACGAGGGGTTCAGCCCTGCGGCCAACAGGATTGCGTTGCCGACTGCCGGGAGAACGTTGACGCTTTCATCACCGGAGAGGCTATGCTTGTAATTGAAGTCTTCCTCATTAAACAATTCAGAAGCGGCATTCAGAAGGAGGGATTCTTCAAGCACCGTATTTTCCAGCAGGTTTTTCAGTTCGGCAACCTTGTTCATCCCCCACTTGTCCACATCCATATCCATGAAGAGGCTGGGCAGGGTTTTGGCTAACACCTTGATGGTCTTGAACGGGTTCATGTATTCAAGGTTCAAATACTCGAACTCATGTCGCTTCATATCTATGATGCCAATCAAGTCCCCGAACTTATCGTAGTCTGGAATTAGACCACTGTCTGCCAGCTTCCTCATGACTTCCGCGTCGTCAATGATTTTACGGTCATCGTCATCTCCCAAGACACTGGTGATAATCTGTCGGGCAACCCAGGAAGAGACCGCAGAGGTTGCAGAAATAGTTCCTACGGAACCAGCGATGCGAACGAAAGCGCGTCCCAAGAGGTAAGCCCCCTCCTTCTTCATGCCGTTATTGATAGCCCACACACCATCTACCCCTTCGCCTATGGCGTGGCCAAGGTTGTAGACTACAGACTGGGCGGTATGGTACTGGAACATGAAGAACGGAGCCGCAACTATATTCAGGGTTTTCACCCACGAAGGAGTACGTGAACCCGTGGGGAGCAAGCTCTTCACCATGTGGGCAGTATACCTATCCACATACGCATTCCAACTCTGGGTAGTCTGGCTCGCGTCAATGAGTATCTGGTCCCGTGCATTGGGGGTGTCCTTGCCCATCGCCCGTGCCAGTTGTACCTTTAATTGGGTATCGGCAATCGCTCTCTGGTTAGTGAAGAGAACAATCTTGGCCGCCGCGTCCGGCAAGCCATAGGCGAAGGACATCGTTTTGATGGGCCATGCTACGACTTTGCCCGCCATCTTGGCGGCATCCTTAGCCACCTCGCCCTTCGTCCGTTCCTGTTTCTCGTTCAGAGCTTCGGCCAGTTTGAAGAAGGAATCCTCATTCACTTCTTCAAATTCTCCTGCCATCTTACTGAACTCGTCAGACTTCCAGACGTTGCGCAGGAACTCCCCTTGACCTGCGTCCAGCAGACCAAGCTCTTGCCAGTAGCGAATCTTCTCGTTGTACCTGTCTTCCGCGGCCAGCAGTCTATCCGCGGAAGCCTGTGAAGCAAGGTCCCTGCCCTGTGATAGCCACCATAGCTTACGCAACTGGACCCAGTCCCCGACAAGGTTTGCGATGTCTTTACTCCCCGTGAATGGAAGTGCACCCGCATGGGTCATTTGAGCTACTGTACCATATAAGTTACGTAACGTGGAATTAGGACTCGCTATTAAGACAGAAAGGTTAGCCAAGCCACCCGCCTTACTCCACCATTCTTGACCCTTGCCGGACTTCTGCCAGTACTTGCGCACCTTCTTATAGTCGTCCGTCCTGCTATTCAGGATGTCGTCGCTCGGTCTGTAGATGCGGTAGATGGCATCGGCTACATCCTTGTCGGCGTACATTCCGTTCAACGCATTCTTCGTATTCTTCAAGGAGATTTCCACCATGTCCGAAGTACGGTTCGTGGAATTCGGGGGTACGACCACACCCTGTGCCTTGAGCACGGAGGTATACTCGTCAGCAAGCAACTGGTTCACGGCAATCTTCGACTGCATGGATAGGGTATTCTGTAACGTCCCAATGGCATCCCCAATGGTGAGGTCGCTAAGTTCATACATAGCTTTCCTCTGCCATTCGGGCAAGCGTTTCCGCTGGGCCAGCGCATCTTCATTCGTCCTCTTCTTGGACAGAACTTCGTCAATGGCCTTCATGGCATCGTTCACCGCAAGACGGGAGAGTTCCGGATATTGCAACACTTTCAAGTCGGTAGCGGAGATGACGTTGCCCATATTGTTCGCCCCCATGAGAATGCCCGCCTGACCGCGAAGAAGATTGAGCGTCTTGTCCAGTCGTTCTGCGGCATTCATATTCGGAGCGTTCCATATCTGGTCAATGGCCGAAGTCGGGATAGTGGGGATGACCTTGTTCACTTCGGAAGCCACGGATGCCGGGGAATCAAGACTGCCGATTTTGTCCGCAATCGTTTTTCCCGGAAGGTCGGAGAAGACTTCGGCGAGGAAACTATCTCTGGCTTTCATGTCCAGAGTTTCCTTCGTCTCTGTCATCTTTGACTTCGTGTGATAGTCTGCCTGTGCTATCATGCTCATGGCCTTATCATATATGGCACTGATGTTGTGGCCGTCCCTCAAATCTGCAAGCATTTGAACCGCGCCGAAGTTGTTCTGAATGAAGTCAAGAATTTCCCGGTTCCTGTAGTTCTTGGCTACACCTTCGAACAGGAGTTTATAATTCGCAGAGGCTCCCGTGGGAGCTGACACCAGCGGAAGTTTCAACTCGTCGTGGAGCGCGGCCAATGCCTGCATGTTGTCCAGCACTTGGCTTACGTTTTCGGATAGTTCTCTCTGGTGCGCTTCGGCATGAGAGATTGCGGCTTCCTGCAACAGTTTCGTCAGACCGTCGTATTTCTGCGCCAGTTCTCCGTTGGGGTTTGCGATGATGTCCTTCATCGTCCGGGTGAAGTCTCCGGCATGGCGTCCTACGGCCATGTAGGTGCGATGAAGATAATTCATCTCCGCGGCGTTGTCAGCCATACGGCTATCTCCAATGAGCTTGGCAATAGAGATTTGCGTTGCGGCAATTTCTTTACGGGAATCGGCGATGACATTGTGGACCAGTTGACCTACAACCCCTTGTGACAGAAGCCACTGTTCAGCGGCATCCCGCTTAGCCATATACTCCGCTTGTTTTTGACGGCGTGCATTGAGGATAGCGTTGTCCCGTTTCAGCCACACGGAACCAGCAGGGGTAGCTACGCCAGCGCGAGTTACACCCGCCTTCTTTGTTGCGGCGTAGAAATCCTCCTTGGCTTCCCGGATGATTTGTTTAGCTTCGGCCCGTGCCTTAGCGATGTCCTGAATCATAGGAGCGACGGCGGGATGGTTTGTACTCTCCGCATAGAGGAAGTCATTGCGAAGGTTGGACCACCTGTCCAGAAGTTCATCCATAGAGAAGGGACTATCCGCTTCGTTAATCATATCCGCGAGATAGTTTTGCGTGTCGCGGGCAAGACCGAAGTAGGCAGTTTCCAGATTGGCATCCCCCGTCGCGGAGATACGAGAGCCGAGGTCGGAGAGCGATTTGTGAATCTGCTGGGAGAGCATGGGGAGAGCTACCTGCTTGTCCAGCATGGCACCATATCCCTTGCCGCTCATGTCTTTAATCCGGCGCATCATGTCGTTGATTTCCAATCGCCCTTCACTATTAAGCGCAAGGGAGTTAGCCAGACGCACCGCTTCCGCGTGCCTATTGACGGCATCGGTGACGGTCTTCTTAGCCAACGCGATACGGAAGTCGCGGGTCTGTTCATGCTGACGAACTTCTGCTTGAGCCTCTGCGTTAATGCGTGCAACAGTTTCAGGGTCAATATCGTTGTCCATATTCCCCGACATGTCAAGAATGGACTTGCTCCATTTCTTTCGCGTAGCGGCATCCCAGCCCAGATTATCCGCACGGCGTTGAAGCATATCGCCGATTTTGTCAATGCGTTTAATACTACGTTCGTATGCCGCATTCACGTTGGCCATTTGTTCCAGCACAACCAGCTTCTGTTCCTCGGACTTAACATTGATGCCAGCCTTGTCCCAGTTCTTGGTTACACCCAGCCATCCGTTCTTAATACTAGTCACCCAGTTCCCGGCATTCGTGCCAATGATTTCTGCGCCAAGGCCGAAGGACAGTCTCCGGGTCATGTCAGTCTCATAGGCCATCGGGTTAAAATAATCTACCCCGTTGCCCATAGTATAATCCGTATCGTCTACCTTCCATGACGGAGTGCGAGGCATATCGAACCACTTGCCGGGGGTCATGTCCGCGACGCGGGCCACATAGGAATCCCATTCAGCCACGCGTTCTGCGGCGGTGGTTCCGTCCATATCGTCCGCAGTTTGTCGCACGTCCCTAATCAAATCCTTAAGCCATTCGACGAGGCGCACATGAATAGGCTTCCGGCCTCCCGCCGCTTCGGCATAGCGAGCCAAATCCGTGATGGTGATATTGTCTCCACTAGCTTCCGCTACCATGAAGTTCATGACAGGATTGGAGAACGCGACACTGGCAAATTCGTCCGGGCCGCGGAGACCGTAGTTGAGGTCGGAAGCGAGCGCGGCGATGGCATTCATCTCATTGATGTCCACGCTAGCGTCATACATAGCGGAGAGACTATCAACAATATTGTTGTAGTTCTCTGCAATCGCGCTTCTAATCTTATCCATCCGCTGGGAATAGTCCGTGTTGGTGGTACGAAGATGACGGTCAATGAGGTGGATGACTTCGTGTAGTACCGTTCCCGTTACGCTTTCAATCGCATTGTCCCGGTTCACGTACAGGTCAATGACACCGCCGACAAGCTTCCCGTCCGTGCCGTTCATGTAGGTGATACTGGCGGGGGAAGAGATGTTCGCCGGAGCATTGGTTGCACGGATAGCAACATCCAAACCAGCGGCATGCAGTGCGCGGAGCACTCCATCAATGGCCGCGGCCTGTGCGGGAGAAGCATTAACTTGAAGGTCCGAAAGGATGCCGTAGGCATTTGCGCCAGTCCCATCCGTCGGGAGATTGAGAGCGGAGACCTTGTCTCCCCACTTGGTGCTAGGTGTCCCTCCCTCACCTGCGTTGTACATGCTTGCGTGCGGAGCGATGACAATGGTTTCTCCCGTGTTGCTGGTAATCATGGGGGCGTTAATCCCGGTCATCTCGTTCAGGGAGACGAGCTTCGCGCCGCGCTCCAATGGCGTACCATAGGAGAGCCACGCACCAGTATTACTATCGAACGAGGCGATTGCCGCATCCATGTTATCCACGGTTTCCACGGAACTGGGGGTAACTACTCCCGTCTCTACCATAGCAGTGATGGGGGCAATAGCATTGTCCCTCTCCTTCCGGGCAATAGCTACCGGGGATTCCTTGGGTTCCGTGGTAGCCGTGGTAGCCGGGGATTCCGTGGTAGCCGCGGCTTCCGTCAATCCGTTGATGACGTGAAGAGCGGCGTCGAGGTCTTCATCTCCTGTAGTAAGGATGGACAGGTCGTCGTCTACTTCGATAACCTGAACCCGGTCTCCCATAGCATCAAGGGCCTCCGAAAGCATGGTTCGCATGGTGTCGAGGTTTTCCTTATTTGGGAATGACAGGGTATTGGGCAAGTCGTTAATGGCTTCTGCCATGAAGGAGCTTGCCGCGGCACTGCCCTCATAGGTATGTATTTCGGAGGCCCGTTCAACTAGGTTGCGGAACTGGGTGAAGTTGCTGATACCCATACGGACTGCGCCATCCACCCATGCCTTGCGGGTTTCGTCGGAGACAACTAGACTTTCATGGGCAATGGATTTGTCCACCCATTCGCGGGCAACTTCCGCGGCATCCCCCTTCTCCCCGGCAATCTCGATAACCTTCTTTCCGGTTTCTACCAAGCTTTCCGGCACATTGTTTTTGGTAATGGCTTTGCCCGTTTCCTCGATGATGTTGCTCGCATCTTTCGTAATATCCGGTAGCATGGAAGTAGCATCCTTTACATCGAGAGTGGGGGCGGCTTCGGTTTGGAAACGTATGTTCCCCTCACCAGCTAAGTGGCTACCAACGTAGCCGCCGATACCTCCGAGGAAAGCAATCTTCATAGCCCCACTAATCACTTGGTCAGTAGTGGCAATAGAAGATTCGGAGATTTCTCCGTTCTTCACCAGTTCGGTAAATGCCCATTCTTGGAATTCGTCTGTCAGTTCTTCGGTGGCTCCTTCCACTACGGCCTTGCTCGTGCTGTACAGATAGGAAGCAACGGCAAACGTCTTTTCCTTCGTGTTCATCTCCTTAAATGGCTTGCTTCTCCATCCGGCCATCTTCCGTTCAAGAGTTTGGAATGGAGATTGACCGCGAAGGTTTTTAGCCCCAACAATCTTACGCATGTAGGAATCCATACCTGCGCGGTTGTTGATGAGAGTACTACCAGTAGATACGAGAGCCGCACCAAAGAGGGCACGCATGTTGGCAATGCTCTGTGCCCTGTTCGTGTTCTCGGCAGTCGGTTCCTTCCCTTCCATCTCCCTATCATAAATGGTATAGAAGATGTCGGAGTAAGCATTCGGTGCAACCTGCGAGATGATGCTAAGATTTACCCCAGCTCCGGCTCCTGCCCGTTCGAGGTTCAACGCCGCAAGGTTGTCGAGGTTGCGCTGAATAGTTCCACTCAAACGTCCCGCCAATCCCGGACGGGCGGCAGGGACAAGAGCTTCGGCCCGCTTCGCTACGACGTTAGCCGTTGCCTTCGCGAACCGCGATAGCGCGGTACGTTCCAGTGCACGGCCAGCGAGGCCGCCAACTTTACCAGCTCCCGCGGTCGCTACCATTTGGTAGCCGAGGTTAGCGATTTCCGCAGTATAGTCCGCAAGGATATTGCCTCGAACAAGTTCAGCTTCCGCTTCCTGTTTTTTGTTCAGCTGGTCCCAGAGGGTGCGGGTATGTTCCATCGCCGCACGACTGCCAACTGCATTCTGTGCAAAGAGAAGAGCACCATAGGCGGTACTTGTCCCAAGGTCGATTGCCTTGTGCGTACCTATCTGTAACCCGCGGAGAACAGAGTTGATGGTGTCTTGCCCTTTCTCCTGCCATGCGGAGAGGATGTCCTCGTCGCTCTTGCCCGCTTCCTTCTGTTCGTTGTAAAAATTCTTGAAGGAAAGGTGCTTGTCCAGATGCTTCATGGATTCAGTCAAGATAGGGTTGAACTGCAAGCCGGAGCCAAGCCACGTATCGCGAAGCGTCCCCAGCGTCTCGTCCAATGCAATGTTGTCCTTCACAAGTTCCTGTGCGGATTTCTTGCGGAGGTTCTGGAACTTCTCAATGGTGCGATTGATGAGACCTTCGTCCGCGCCACTAGCACGGAGAGCCTCTATGCTCTGGTCCATCAGCTTATCATTGTAGAGAGCATTGGGGTTCAGTTCGAGTGTGGCGTTCGTATCAACTTCCTTGGTGTGCGGGTTGTACGCAAAGAGACTGCCACGGCCAACACCCAAGTCACCCATACGTGCGGCATGGGAGAGGGAGTTAAGGGCATCGCGAGTACTTTCAATATGGTACTGGGCCATGTATTCCTTCAACTGTTCGGGACCTACTTCAAAGGATGGGCCGCCCGGCACGCCATACTGCCATGAGCCACGCTTCGTTCCCTTCCCCCATTCCATCAAGCTCATTGGGTCAGCGGTCTTACCCACACTATTATCCGGCTGGAAGGTAAGTACGTCCGCAATTTGTCCCGCCGTGCTTCGGTAGTTAGCCATTGCGCCTTTGACTGCATCCATGAGGGTGCCTCTCGGTGTAGCTTTGGCGGTATAGTCCTGAATCAGTTTGGTTACTCCCGCTTGACGCAGGGCGGATTTTGGAACCCCCGGAAACCTTGTGGCCACGGCTTCCAGTATAGCCTCACTCATGCCAATCTGTTCGGGGTTTTCGACGGTCAGAGGGCGGTCCTTCTGGCGGTGAACTTCCTCGGCAATGACCTTTGCCCGTGCACGTATTGCGTCCATGTCAGCACCGGGGACTAAAGACAGAAGGGCAGAGGCCGCGGCCTCTGGATTGAGAAGCGCGTCGCGAAGTTCGAGATAGGGAAGGCCAGTGTAGTCCTCTTCGAGGCGTCTTACGATTTTGTCTGCGGCTTCTATCTGTTCACGAATCCTATCATCAACAGGTTTTTCTTTTTTTGAAATGAGTTTTGCTTGGTCTGTATGGAGTTGTTTCGCATACGCTGTAGCAGATTCCGGGGATTTAATATCTTCCGTACTCCGGGAAAGGTAATCCCCGTAGTCGCGGACAAGCTGGAACATTTTGCTGGGAGACTTGGAAAGGTTGGCGAGTTCAGCAAAAACATTCCCAGTAAATGAAGGTGCTGAATCAGAGAATTCGCCAACGCCAAGCTCCCCCACGCTCGTTTGGCTGGGAGTTTTCTTCTGCACGCCCTCCGTCGAAGAAGAGCGGTGTTTGTCGTAAAGAGCCTTAGCGGCACGATAGTTGCCAATGTCTTCGCGCCTAATCGTATTGATGACGCTTTCTATTTCTTCTGCGGTGTAAGCAATAGGTGCGGTCTCGATGGCTTGTGCCGTAGGTTTACCTGTTCCAACATCTAGATTCGAGTTGAGGTAATCCTTCCGGGCCTTCTCCATTGTGGTGGCAATGGATTTGGCCACCGCCTTTGCGTTACGGTTTCTGTCCGCGGCAATGGCGAGGAACTTTTCCGTCACGACGGGGTTCCCGTCCTCTCCACTTCCGAAGCCAGAGCGGGATAAGAAGGCGGAGTGCGTAGGCGTAAGCTCGGAAGAAGACACAACGGTAATTCCCGTATTGTTAGCAAGCTTCTTAATGGCCTCGCTATCGCCGCGGGAGGCGGCCGTCAAATCAACCAGTGCATCCTCTCCGCGCTCTACATAGTCTTTCATGTAGTCGAATCCCTCAAAGCTGTACCCACGGTTTCCTTTGTTCAAGATGTCGAGGGCTTTATTTTCCTCGGCGGTTTTCCATTCTTGTTCCGTATGGGCGCGGGATTTATCTTGCCATTCTACATTCTTCGCGTGTTCCGCATCCTTTTTCTGTTTCTCCGCAAAGTCATCAACAGACTTAAAGAGGAAGGTGTCATAGTCTGCGGTCGCCGTCGCTCCCTTCTCGGCACGGGTCTGTCTCTTTTCCGCTAACCTTTGCTCGCGGTCCAGTGCTTTCTGTTCTCGGTCCCGCTGTTTCTGCGCTTGCGTCTCTTGCCACGCGGCGTGCCTTTCTACGGCACGCTGTTCACGTGCAATACTACTTCCCGACGTCGGAGTGAAGTCGGACATATTGGCGGTACTAAAGTCAATAGCCATGTTTGTTGAGTATTAGTCTAATAAGTTTGCCCCACTCATGTGGGTCTTCAACATCCTATCATGAGTGGGGCGAGGGTCAAGTGAAATATGTATTATGTCAAATTTATTTTCGGAAGTCCAAGTGAGTGAACTCCGGTCCCTTCATCAGTTCAGTGTAGAGGGTGAGCTTCGCTTGCGGGTCTTTCTTCCGCAGTGCCTGATACTGCGCGTAATGCCGAGCGAAGCGGGGGTCCCGGATGTTGAGCCGATTCCTGAACATGTTGCTAAGTTCCTTTATTTTGGCGCGTTCCAATTTTTCGAGGGTCTTAATCTCCTTGCCATACTTTTCCGGCTGGGCGTACATGGTTCGGACGCGGAGGTATGTTTGCGCCTGTGCTCTTGCTTCGGGGCTGGCCGTATCATCCCTCAAGGTTCGTAGCATATTCTCGGCAGTTCCAGTGCCCGCAGTCGTCGGGACGCTCGTGGGTACGGGAGCATTGCCGGAGGGGAGAGCAGAGGCGGGGAACCTAGAGCCAGAGGGGGCGGCCGTGGTTCCCGCGGTAGCTCCCGCGGTAGCTCCCGCGGCGGGCGCATTCTTGGTCTGGCTCTCTACATACTTGCTATATATCGCGTTCCTCTGCGCTTCCGGCATGGACATGAATGTCTTGAACTTCTCCGGGCCAAGCATCTTCTCCGCATGCGCATAGAACCCAGCCGTGGTGGTGTCTGGGCTAGCGGTTGGAGCGGAAGCCGTGGAACCCTTGGAACCCGTGGAAGCCGTCGCTTGTGTCGGCATAGTCGGAGATATGACAGGCATCTGCCCACGGCTTATGTTCTGGTCCACGCCACGAAGCATAAGCCTGTCCTCCGCAGAGAGTTTCCCCGCCGCGGCTTGTTGCATGCCCGCCGCATAGGTCGCCCGTTGCTGGGCGGCGTAGGCCGCGCTGTTGGGGTCGACCGCTCCGGGCGTTGCTGGTTCAGTAATCCCCCGTCCATAGGGACTAGGAGACTGGGCCGCCGCGGGTGCCGCGGATGCCGGGGGATTCTTGATGCCGTGGTTACTATTGGCCGCGGCGATGGTGTTCATCTCCTTCGCGTCGACGGGTTTGTTCGGGTCGTTGTTATTCATTGGACGGAGGGGGATGTCGGGGTTCGTCTTCGGAAGCACCTCGTCCATCGTCTTCTGCTTAATGGACTTGGCGGCGGGGATACCCCCGCTCGCGCTCGTCTCGCTCGATATGTCTGTACGTTTGGTTGCCATAATTACATGAGGTTAAGTCCGGGGCACTGCATGATGCCGCCATTCTGAATAATGTTCGGAGCCTGATACGTGCCCTGACGATATTTGCGCAGGTGGTCGTTCAGGTATTTGACGGCAAGGCCGTAGCTGTCCGTCCCCATTTGGGTATTGCCCTGCTCGTTATAGACCACGGCCAGCATCATCGCCTTCAATGCGGGAAGACATCCGGGGTAGATACGAACCTCCTTGTCCTCCCATGCCGCGTCATCATAAATGTTAAGGGACAGGCCGCGCAATGCGCACCGTGCCGAAACCGTCATGACGTTGCTCGTAGGATTATCGTTGATGCCGTTACTGCCAGACAATACCGAGTAGGTACGGAGGTTCTGTTCATTCAGCCCCATGTCCAGCATGATAGCATGATAGCCGCTGTCGTGCTTGGGATATTCGGAACGGAACCAAGTATTGCTTTCGAACATGGCCCGGTCGATGATGTTGTATTTCTTGCCGCTGGGCGACCATGCCTCGACAATACTATCATATTCTTCGGGCAGGGAGATAGAACCCCCGCGAGGGATTCCTTCAAAGTCCAAGGTATCCACGGAATCCGGGGATACCGTGGCCTCATTGAGCAGGAGGTTCTGCGCTTCCTTCAATATGCGACGGAAGTCAACGTTGGACTTTGACGGCGGCTGGTTTGTAATGAGCATACAAAGCTCGTCACAAACATTGCGATAGGTCAAATAGGATTTGGTAATAAATGCCATAAGCTTAACTGGGAGGATAGATTGTTACTTTCTTGCAAAGCATTCCACCGTTCCACGGGGATGCGTAATAGGAGGTCACGGGTTTCCAATCTGTGTGGGTAGTTCCCGGAAAGTTCGTATTAAACCCGCCGGGAAGCCACTTGGCGTCCTGATTGCCGATAGTTACGGATATAGTCAGCGGGCCGTGGAGGCATGCGGGCAGACGGTAATCGCAAAGCGGTGAAGAGAAATATCCACTGTTCGTCGTGAACTGTACCGACGTCCCAAGGCCCCAGCCTTTAGGCCATGTACCATCAGGGGAGAAGGCTTCCTCTACCACGGCGGTGCAAGGGCCGGAGTAACTGTCCCTCATCATCTTGGTCTGCGGGAAGTACTTGCCCTCCTGTCTACCGGAGAGGTCGGGCCTCGTATCCCACGGAATCCAATAAACCGAACCGAACACGGCAGGGAAACTGTAGTTCATCGTCGTGGTATATTTTTTGTAGTACCCGATTCCCGGAATCTGCATGTAACTATCTACGGCGTAACAGGGGTTCACCCATTGGCGCAGGACGACGCGTTGAATCTTATCACTTGTCGCGACCTTCTTAAAGGTAGACCCCGTAAGTGCGCACAGGGTAAGATTAAATTGGAAATAGGGAAACTTTTGCCCGCTGTAGGATAGCGTCAGTTTATTGACTACCTCCGCATTGAGAACATAATCCCCAGCATGGTATTCCTGCTTAGCGGCAGTGGTGTTCTGAACCGTAAGAACCTTTTGCGTATCTAGGTCCACGGTTTCTACGTCAATGTCGAACGCCTTCTCACCATTAATCAGAATGGGAATAGTGCCATTGATTGCAGACCCTCTGGGATTAGCTATGACTACTAGGTTAAGCCGCCCATATTGGATGTCCAGATATGCCCCCTGTATCCCGGAAGGAAGCGACCCTACGGAGAACATCATTTCAGAAGTATACGAAGCATCTCGTTGAAAGAAGGTAAGCCCTTGGGCGTTTCCTACGGGGAAGGTCCAAGTTTCGTTCGTAACAATTTCGGCATACAGGGTGGACTGAATAACGGTCTCCATATCTATCTTAACCTGTCCGTCTTCGGTGTACCACGGGCCTTGTGGATTGACGGCAAAGTATGCGTAGTCAAGCCAGAAGGTCCCCGGCGAATAAGTTGTAGGATAGCTGTTCTGAATATACAGGTTCCACAATCGTTTATCACGGAAATAGATGCCGAAGTTTCCTCCCCTGTCAGAGGTAGAACCGTCGGGTGGAGCACTAAGAATCCCGCTAACGCCCATAAAACCTTGGTACTCTGGGTAGTTAGGGTCGTTCATACCGTAGTTCAAATAGGGAATGCCCAGTATCTCGGTAGGGATTACGGAATCTTCTTGAACCGTCAGGTCCCAAGATTCCACATTTTCAATAGTAGTCCACCTCATGTCAGGGACGGTGACGGGAACCAGCGTAACAGGCTTCTCCAACTTCCGGCCATAGTAGGTATTGCCCACGGCATCCGTGTATTTCTTGAACCCTTCTTCCTGCCAATCGGTGTCGAAGTCAGTGCTCGGATTATGTACAATCTTCCGCAGTACAGGATAGACCTGATTGGTTATCCTATCAAACGAGGATTCCCAGAACTCGTCAATCTGGTCGTAGGTGGTGCAACTCTTTCGCGTTTCCTTGTGGCTATATCCTTCATGTACTACCACAGAGGAATCTACACGCCATTGGCTACAGTTCTCGCCGGGGTCAGGAGGGTCAATCGCCGGGACATCGCCGTTCGCTGTCCAGTCAACGGACTGGCTAGTCGTCACTGTCGTATTGATGCACCGGACAAAACGGGAATCAGGGTTACAACAATTACCGGAGAGGCTGTTCTGTTCCTCTTTCTCCGTGATGTTGCTGTTCCGTTTGTACATAGATACAAGGGTGTACATCTGCGTACTCGGATAACTGCCCTTGTCCCAGCCCGCACTAACGGGCTTATTGTCCAGTTCAAGGAGGGGCATGTGAGGAATGCGGGCCTGACCCGGTTCCGTCCCTCCACCATCGACGGGCCAAAGCGGCGCGGCCCAGACCTCTCTCGATAACTTAATTGCAGTCTGCGCCACCCATTCAGATTCGGGCAGGGACGTTCCCGGACCACCTTCATCCCACACCGTATCTCCCTTCTGCCAAATGTTATAAGGGACGAACTCTTTAACCACCGGGCCGGGCAGGGTTTTATACACGCGGATGACCTTACGAAAGTACTTGCGCAGGTGTTCCTCTTCGAACTGGGCTACTTCTTCATATACCAGCTGGGCATCGTATGCCGTGTAGAAATGCTGGTCATAGAAGTCAGGGTCAAGCTTTTCGTTGCTGGGGTCAAACGAGCCAAGGGGGAGCGGGGCATACGCGGAATCCGTGGGTTCCACCCATTCCCGTGTAATCTCGTAGAAGTCCTTCAACTCTTCCGTGTCTGCATCCGGACCCATGAACTTACCCGTAGCGGCAGTATCTTTCAACGTATAGCCGTCACGGATTTTCTTCATGTCCTGAATGTTATATCGGAACTGCTGTTCCGGTGGGACCATGTAGTAGAAACGATAAACGTGCTGTCTCGCCGCCTCATTGACGGGTTCGACATGCACGAGAACTGCATCCCGCATAAACGGGAGGAAGGTCGTACCTGCGGTAGGTACGAACGGGGTTCCCAATTCAATGGTAATCTCGCTGGGATTCTTGGCAATCCTCTCAACGAAGAACATCACGTTCTTTACCACAGGAGTGGGAAAGTTAATTATCGGCTCACCCATTGGCCTGTCAGGACTGAACCCATTGCGCCACGTGGAATCCGTGGTTCCAATGGGTATCGTCGGAGGCTGTGGGTTGGAGGCCGGAGTGTTAGGAATTAAGGCCATGTATATTGGTTTGATAGAACGGCATGATTGCACCGGGAAGCGGGGGTGTCCACAACATGTGCACATGTCCGTTCAACGTTAATTGCATTGGTTCTCCCCGCTGAAAACTTACTGTCTCGCCCCGATAATAGGTGCGGTTTGTTCTCCTGTCAATAACATATCCTCGTATGACAAGTAATTTATGGCTTCTCTCCGCGTCAATGATTCTCGGCAGTTGAACTTCTTCACGAGTTTTAACCTGTGTAACCGAAGAGGTAAGGGTTTCTCCGTCATAACGAACTCCTACTTTCCCCCGTAAAAAATAGGCCCACTGGTTTCTGGGCAGTTTCAGCTCACCCTCGCGACCAAGAGGAAGGGAGGCATAGAACCGATTCCTTGAGCGGAGTTTTTCAGTACACGCACGGAGGCTTTCCTGTAATTGATTAAGATTCTGGGTCAACTCGTTTTCGAGTTGTTCCTGCTCGGGGCTTTTTCGGAACAGATTGAATAGTTTCATTTCTGTCGGAGGGGTGTGTATCTTGTTGCGAGATAGCGTAGAAGGCGCGGTCGATTATCTCTTCATGGTCGCTTCGTAGATTGTCTATTTTTCCATGTAGTTGGTCTAGAGAATCATCCAACTCGGATATAACTCTTAGAGCTTCTTGCAATAGTATGAGAAATGACTTCTCCTTGTCAAGACTAAACTCTATCTTTTTTGAGAGGTACTTATATGCCAGCTTTACTGCCACGTAAATAACTCCCACAAATACGAGATATGCGGGAGACATTTCATCGACGATACGAGTGAGAAACAATGCCCACACGTTGCCGTCAGTAGCATTAAGCTGTGCGATGAAATTAAACATGGCGGCAAGGAATTACCTCACCACCATGTTAGCATTTGGGATTTAATGGGTCAAGAAAATTCCCTGCTTATTTCCTTGACAACAGAGTAAGAGCGTAGGCAAGCCGTGCATTGCATCGGTTGGACCAGCCGGAGAGAAACTTCGCCTTCACTGGATTGGCCCTTACAATGGAACAGTAGCGGGCACGACAAGCACGGTCCAGCGAATCGAGAACTACCTTTTCATCCCATGATTGAATGGCGTCTGTCCATTTGGCTTGGGTATTTTTCCCCCACTTGCCGTCAATACCAAGGTCGAGCATGCGCTGGACAACCTTGGTCGTTCCCGCCACACCCATGTTGAAGGTCATGTCGCGAAGCATGAACTCAATGGCGTAGCATCCTGCAACTCCCTTGGCAACCAGTGGTTCCGTATTGGCGAGAACATAGCGGAGACATTCATCCCATGCCGCATCTCTATCGCCCCGGTCCAACATGGATTTGATTAGATTGAATTCCTTGGGTTCAATCCCATCACAGATACCTGCAATCTCCCACTTGCCACCGCCGTCACCAGAGGGGAGGCGAGTTACGCGCAGAGATTCCGGCCCGGTAATCTTGTAATCCTCCATGTTGAGAATCTTCTTAGCCATGCCCTTGCGGACAAGCTCTGCCGGGGACACGTATGCCGCGGATACCGGGGAATCGTTGGGTTGTTCATCGGGTACCGGGGATTCCGTGGGTTGTATCTTCTTCCATATAGCATCAATGGTCTTATCACCAAGGATACCGTCGGGCGTAGTTCCCGCCCACTTCTGTATTTCCTTAATTTTGTTTTTGCTTGTCATTAGTTTTTTCTACTTTGATTCCATCCGAGGTTAGCTTCCCCAATGAGATTTGAAGGTTAATAATGTTCGCCATCGACTGGGCAATTTCTCTGGCCCAGCTTTCGAAGTGAAGAGTGCCCAATGGGGTGGCAATGTCCGTGAGAATGGTGGCAATAGTGTCCCCATTCATGGACACCCTCACGGCATCCGAGAATTCTTCTACCTTGGCTTTCGCGGGTAAGTGGTCGATTTCGTACCACATAACATCCTGTATCTCTTCGTCTTCATCATCCGCTTGGGGATATTGGACACGAACGACACCAGCAACATCCTCGTCGGACATTACCCGGAGGATAGACCCTGTTGGGATGCTATCCCCACACATGCCACATCTCCCCGTATCTATCCGAAGAACAACGTCGCCGCACTTAAATCTGGTCTTAACTTTTCCGGGTCCTGCTTTCATTTTCGTTTTTGGTTTTGTTTATATCTGGTAATATGACATGCTCGTTGAGGTCTTCAACAATCTGCTTGGCCCAGTCCACTAATTCCTCGCACATATCGACCTCTTGGTCGCCCAGCCGGTACTTGGTAGGTATGCGGAGAACGGGCTGATAGTTGAAGAGGATGATAGCCTCGTCCCGTGTGTATCGGACGAAGACTTCATGTTCGGTCTCTTCCACTAGCTCAAACTCATAGAAGGGATACCACTTCCCTTCGTTGTCCTCGGTCTTGATAAGGATGCAGTGGTTTCTATCTTCCCCGCTTTGAACATACGCTAAAGAACCCTCCGCTAGGCTCTCCCATATTTCTGGATGTCTTCCTGTGTTGATGAACCGAACAAGGTCTCCCTTTTTGAATCTGCGTTTGTTAGTCATTGAAGATTGGTTGTTCCTTTTCGACGAAGGTAATCCCCGTGTCGGATTCTTCCGTCGTGCATTTCTTAATCTTGTCACGAAGTTCGATTGCCATTTCGAGGGCGAAGTCTCTTGTCGGAAGTCCCTTCTCATCCTCATTCCTGTGATAGGGGAACATAGCGATACGGTAGTTTCGATGAATCACCGCAATGATTCCTGCTCGCGGGTATTCCATTAAGAAGGTTTCCAGTAGATATTTATCGTTGGTCATTGTTGTTCCTTTTAAGTTTAAATCCTTTTTCGGTTTCGATAATCGTGCTCTTCTCAATTTTGTGGGCAATCTTCGTTGCCAGTTTCTTTGCCGCGTCTCGCGTCATGAAGCCCCGTTCGTCCCACTCTGTGTAGTAGAAAAATTGGGCAACGGCAATCCCATCATATTCCACTTCGAACCCGCCGAGCATTTTATTCTCGAAAATTCTTACTTTGTCGTTCATGATTTATTCGTCTTGGATTGTACAGTCCGTCGGGCAAAGGTCAATGCCCCTTTCTGTCATAACGGGATTCGTGTGGATGAGATGGCGAGCAACCATCTTCGCCATTTCTATAGCCCTTTCGCGCGTGGGATAACACTGTTCCTTCTCGCCTCCCTCCCGACAATAGTTAAAGATGGCAAAGGTAGCTCCCTCATATTTCACCTTGAGGATTCCTACTCTCTTATTATCTACAATACTAATCTCGTTGGTCATTGTTGTTCCTTTTAAGTTTAAATCCTTTTTTGGTTTTGATGGTCGTACTATTTTCAATTTTGCGGACTAGCTTCTCGGTCAGCTTCTTGGCTTGCTTCTTGGTGAAATGTCCTTCCTCGCCTTCCGTGCAATAGTAAAAGGCGGCAACGCAACAGTTTTCAAGCATGACCCGGAAAAATCCGGCAATGGGGTCATCTACGGTGGTAATATTTAGAGTGTCAGTCATTAGTATTGTTCCTTTTAAGTTTGATTCCCATCTTTGTTTCTATGACCGTGCTCTTCTCAATTTTGCGGGCGAGCTTGATGGCTAGTTTCTTAGCTTGCTTCTTGGTGAAGAAGCCGCTTTCATCTGCCACGCAATAGTTGAAAACGGCGACGCAACTTCCTCTGTGCCTGACGTGGAACATTCCGCTAGTAGGGAGGTCATAAACACGGGTATCTGAATCGTTATTCATTGATGTTGTTCCTTTCCAATTTGATTCCCTTTTCGGTTTCGATAATCATGCTCTTCTTAATTTTGCGGGAGAGCTTGTCGGCCAGTTTCTTAGCTTGCTTCTTGGTGAAGAAGCCACTATCATCTTTCGCGCAATAGTAAAAGGTGGCAACGCAACAGTTTTCAAGCAGGACCCAGAAAAATCCGATATCGGGGTCATCTATGGTGGTAATATTTAGAGTGTCAGTCATTGGTGTTGAAATAGATTTGGTTAAGTGATACTCCCTCGATGGTACAAACTGTCCCTCTGCTAACTACGTAGCGGGCAATCTTCGTTGCCAGTTTCTTTGCGGAATCTCGTGTCATATATCCTTGTTCACCAGAGCCAGTGCAGTAAAGAAAATCTGCAATGACACTTCCACAGTGAGTTACTCGGAAGAATCCAAATCCTTTGTCTTCTAAAATAGCTACTTTGTCGTTCATGATTTATTCGTCTATACGTTTGCGGTTTCAATTTTTGAGGGGTCGCCGGGAATGGCAATCTCCCAACAGAAGGAGGCGATGAAATCGTTGCGAAGAGTTACCTCTTCTCCGACTTTATACCATCCGTCGGGAAGGAGATAATCCCTCTTCATATCAATGGCGGCTCCTGCCTCTATTGGTTCCAACGCCATGAAACGGTAGTCCCATTCGTTGTTTTCCGTCTTAAAGGATTGCAGGATGAACCAAGGGGTAACGTCGGCGGCTTCATCCCCATCTTCGGTTTCCTCCCCAGTAGGCGTTCCTACGACGCGGGCACAATAACCGTTCCTCATGTTCTCCAAGGCAACCCCGAAGGGCAGGTTGAAGTGAGAGAGGGAATAGGCAATAACGCCCCATGTCAAGGACCGGGCGCGGGAGCAAACCCCGTCAAGCCTTGGAAGTACCGTGGCTATTACTTCGGGGTTGCTCTCCGGGCCGTCGGAGCAGAGGAAAAATTCTCGGACGCGAGTTGTTGTAGGCATGGGTTCTATTAGACGATTTGAAGAGTGAAGGGGAAGGTGCGGGTCCAGTCAACCGTATTGGAGAACTCAACAGTCATCCAGTAGGTCCCGGCAGGATATTCGTCAGAATCTAATTCAAAGATGTCCGTAGAAAGGATAATGGTGTCAGCAGTGCCTCCGGGTTTCACCGAGGACGTCATGCCAGACGCGACTGTCTTCCATACAGGCAAGGCTCCGGCGTTGAGCGGGGCTAACTGAATCTTCCATGCAAAGGGGCTTGACGGGGAGACGTTGACAAGAAGAGCGGAGGCATGGGAGAAATTAAATTGGAGGTCTCCCTTAAATCCTGCGCCAAAATGGAGGGCAAGGGAGGACATTCCATGCTGAACTTCCAACGTGGGATTTACGCTTACCTGTTCATAGTTCGCCTTGCGAATGAACTGTCCGAGGCTTCCGTCAAAATATAATTGGTTCGTGTTCATGGTGTGAATGAAGATTAAATATTGTGTTTGGGTTTGTCAACCATAATCTGCACGCGGCGCGGATAATCCGCAGAGCAGGGAGCGGTGCTTGCGCTCTTTTCCCAGCCGCGTTTCACGGCGATGTCGAGAACCTCCTTGTCGTATTGGTAGTCGAGGCTCACTCCGAAGTGTCCGGCGAACGCGTCATGATAGACATAATAGATACTTCTCATTTTCTTAATGGCTTTCAGGTCGCTATCGTGCCGGAACCCCCACACACTACCGTCAACTATACTGGTCCATGCAGGGAAGTCTTCGATGGCCGCCCGCTTCATTCCCATGTATGCGGAGATGAAGATGACATCTTTCTCGGTAGCTATCTGGCTAGCCATAACATCGAGAAGGTCCGCTTCGCGCACCGGGCATTGAGTATCGAGCACCATGATGTCCATTCCCGCATGCTCTGCGGCGATGGAGAGGATGGCTTCATCGGGTGCGTCAGGGACGCGGGCAACGTTCAGCCCCTCCGCTTTGGCCCATGAAAGAACGCCAAGGTCCTCGGACATGACAGTAATGCGCTCGCCGGGGATGTGCAGGGATTTAAGATAATTGACCGTGTAATGGATTAGGTTTGATTCCCTCTCCGGCCAATGAAGGGAGGGGTTATACGAGCTAATGATGTAATGGAAGTTATTGTCCATGCCCGCCATCATACACAGAAGAAGATTCTGGTCAAGAAATTTTTAATTGGTATGACACAACCGCACACGCTAGTGCCGAGGGTGCAACGAAGGAACCCACGGAACCCATTGTGACCATTTGGCCGTGGGTTCCGTGGGTTCCGTGGGATTTAACGTCCTGACATTTCGATGTACGAAATCGATAAGCCAGTTGTACTGCTACATTGAATTGTCAGAAGGATAGACACATTCACGTAACTCCTTCATGGCTAATGCCCTAAGGCTTCTCGGCTTGAAGGAGGGCATAACCATACCGAAGGTGACCACCGAAAAGTGTTTATACTTTTCCGGGGTTACGGTGAAGCTCATCCAGTTCCATGCAGTCCATCTCGCCGAAGGGGTCGATGGCGTCCAAGGAAACTCTTTAAGAATGTTTTCCTCTCCCACGATAGTGGAAGCCAGTCGATATATCTCTAAATCTTCCGGAGCCGTTTCTGACCAATCTGTCCAAGACAAAGATTTCTGAAATGCTTGCTTTGCCAGCTTCCCCGTCATGGCATAACATGTTCCGTGTATATAGTAAATGTCCTTCCATGCAGTATAGCGTGAGCTACATCCAGCCATGCTCTTCCCCTGCGCTAGCATGTCTTCAATCCAGTCCGCAGACAGAAGACAAGTATCGGAATCTAGCTTTATCACAATGTCTTCGTCTTCGGCCTTTTGTGCTAGGTAGGAGAGGATGCCTCGCACACATTCGGGACCGTTAAGATTTCCCCTTCGATTAAATTGGCTTCGCTCATAATGTGTGGCTCCAGCTTGTAGGAACTGGGTTTCTGCGCCTTCCGTACACGGGGAATTTCCATCATCGACTACAGTAATAACTGCATGAGGGAGAGTTTTTCTCGCGCAACGTACACATTCCAGCGCATCTGGCTGGTCTCTTCTGTAAGTGAATATATAGATGTAGGTCATGGGGCTGGGGGGTTTAAGCAGGACCAAAGACAAATTCAGAACCAATGAATACGGCCCCTCTGTGTAATTGCTGAATGTACCCGTTGGTTCCTTTTCGAGTTCGAGCTACGGGAAGAGAAAAGAAGGCATCCGGCGATGGCACACTACTTACCATAGACAGACTATAATCATCTCTATTGACGTTAAGATACCATATAATATCATCATCAAGGGGTGCCATTTCTCCACTGGCTACGGGGTGTAAATTTCCGGGAGCACCACCTATGTTAAAAACCGCGCTTCCAGATACAATAACCCCGGCCACAAACATGACCGCCGCGTTAGGTCCGGAATTCGTTGGGTCATACACGATGGAGAACATGCTCTCTTCCCGGTTGCGCATGAGGGGGTCATCATTATATACCGGGGTATGGAACACTCCTATGTCGCTCTCACCGTATACTGGGGCAATCGGGTCCGGCATTGAATCAAACGGCGGGGCCTCATTAAACATCTCCGTACCCACGGGAACCGAGGGTACGGGATGATTAAAGAGGTCAGGAGCTTGTGGAATCTCGCTGTACTCTTCTGCCATATTATTTGCAGTATTCTTTGGAGGGAATTACTACCGGACCTGCATCCGTCTTGGGCTGTTCCTGCGTAAAGGTCAACCTTCCGGGGCTAACGATTACACAGGATTCTCCATTGCAGATAACTGCGCGGTCCTTACTCACATCCGCGTAGGTGCAACTACTCTGCCCCAACGCTCCAAACATGGCTAAAGCTCCAAGGGCGGCACTAATAATCCCGGAGATGATAGTCTTGTACTTGCCGGGTACGCCAAGGGCGACGCAGTACTTCGCCGTCAGCTGGGCAAAGATGTCAGCCTCTCCCTTGATTAGTTTGCCCGCCATGTTCATGTAGGGCTTCTTCTTTACCGCGGTGAGCTGGTCCCACGGGGTTGGAAGTTCAGCCATGCTATAGAGCTTGGCCGCGACTTCTACCTGTTCATCGATATTGTTCTTTTCCATGTCGTTGATTAGATTGTTTGTGGCCGGAAGATGTCACGACAGAAAGTGATACCTTTCGGAGTTAGTTTACTTTTAGTCTGTCTCCTCGACCCCCTCACTCCCTCGTATTCAATATACCCTTTTTCTTCCAGCTTGCGCAGGATAGAGTAAAGAGAAGATATGGGGATGCGAGTGCCCTCACTTATTGTCGGATTCTCATGTTTCTGCTCGAAGCCATTGGCGTGCATGTACAGAAGGACACGTATGTTATCAATGGTGAGGGAGAAGTCAAGGAGGTCAATATTCAGAAGGAGACCGAGCAAGGCTCGCTGATTGCTCTGGCCCTTCTGTACGGTTCTGGTTGTGGAGTAGGTCGTTCTCATACGTCAGAGCTATCTAAACCTAAATGGGACAACAAGTCAACCAGATTGTACGCGAATCGTGTCCTACGACCGCGAGGGTCGCTATCATCACGATACCGTACACGTTGAACCTTGCCCCGCTTGAATAGGGTGGTCAGATACGCCGGAGACTTCAAGCCCGTAGATTCCAATGCGGTAGCTACATCAACGTATCCTTCCGGGATACTGTCATATAGGCCTTTGACCTGCATCTGAATATAGTCATTGGCTCCTTCCCCTTCCCAGTACATGGTGTGACCGCAACGAACGTGTTTGACCTTCAATCGGTTCAGGGCGTGAATTACCCACACGGAGCTTCTCCCGATTTTATCAGCAATCTCCCCGGTGGCAATGTAGCCCTTCGGTATGTTCTTTACCGGGGGAGTACTATGCCGGGGCCTCCGTGGATGTTTCAATCCGGGATGGACGATTAGTCCTCTACTGTTCTTCTTCATGCAGGGGTAAAGTCGTTGTCGTTATTGTTCTCGATGATGTAGTATAAGAGAATACCGAGAAGGAATCCGATTAGTATATACATACGTTTAGCGAAAGAATTTGGCTGTACGGCTCAATACGTCGTTAGGGATTAGAAGAATCTCGTCTCCGGTCGTATAGCCACCGTTGTATGGTATGGCGAAGAAGAATCCTTTTTTGAGGACTGTGTCAATGAGGTCTTCGTCGGAGGCTAGACCAACTTCGATAGGGGAGAGAATGTGCTCTTCAATAAGAAATTGGCGAAGCCCTTTCATTTGTCCAATGTATGGAAGGTTCATGAGATGAAATGTTATGCGGCGAGGTCTCCCTCCGCGATTAGTATTGAGTTAATGGGGAGGACGAATCCTCCCCCGCTAATGGTTATCCAGTGGTTGTTCATTTTTCTTGGGACTTCATAGTTAATACGAAGCTATTCCAGTGGGCTACCGCTTCTTCGCGAGTGCGGCCATGAATGGAAATGCTATGTGGAAGAAGCTTGGTCCCGTTGCAGACAACATAGCAATGTTTCTCTCCGGGGTAGATGGTTTCCTCCACGACCTCCGGGATTTCTCCACAGTAGGGGCAGGGACGTGGATGGGCGTCGCAGGCTTCAAAATACCGTCGCACCTCTTGCCCCACTCTTTCGGTAAACATATCAACAATATGCTGTGGCACGATTCCTTTGATTCCGGAACCCACGGTGCCTTCGTCCCCGGATTCCGTGGCTTCCTCGTAGTTCAGGGGATGGTCCAGCCCCTCGTCGAAACAGGAAGCACAGGGTCCCACGGTTCCGGGCAAGTCCCCGTACTTGCATGTGGAGCAGGGGGAGAGGACATCCTCTTCATCCTCTTCCGCTTCTTCATATTCCGGGTACTCAATTCCCCGCTCCTGTCGGCAATGAGAGCATGGAGGATTGCAACGGAGGTTATCCCGGTGAGTGCAAGTATTGCACGGTTCGATGACATCATCGTTCTCGTCTGTACCTTCGGCACATGGGGCAGATTCATCTGGGGTATAATTCTGATAGCCGTTGCAGGAGATGCAGGGTTCCTCTTCGATAGATACCCCCTTATGTTTACATGTCAGACAGGTAGGACCAGCCATCTCGGCTTCCCTCCGCTTTGCTTCTTCCCGCTTCATCATCTCCATCGCCGCCAGCTTGTTGGTATCGGAGGTGAAGCTGGGAAGTCCGGGAGTGAGAGCACACTTCTGACAGGGGGATTGCACCAGCAAGGTATCACGGAATTTGCAGAGGGAGCACCTCCGTGCATCCTCGCTTGCCGCGGTGTCCGTCGCTTGCGTGGATTCCGTGGATTCAAAGTGGCTAAAGTACATGTCACAACTGGCGCAGGGTTCCGCGGTGTCGGGGAGGTCACGGTATGCGCAGGTAATACAATTCGGTTCGTCGTTCATTTTCTTTTGATGTATTTCTTAATGGTTTCGATTACCCACAGGGTGAATAGGGCGAGTGCGCACAGAGCAATAGCACCCCATGCGAGGATGTCAGTAATACCAACAAATATTGTCATGGTTAGTCGATTAGTTTGAGGTCAAAGAACATAACGGTGTTGAAGTAGCTAGTGGTCACTCCATCGATAGCTACCCAGCCGTCGCTGTCTTCATCATCGTAAACCGCGTACTCCTGATAGGGTGTAGGCTCTTCATCGTAGCTTACCCAGCCGCGAGGAACGTATTGTACCCTATCCCCTCTCTTGAACGGTCGCCGGGGTTTGGCGGTGTTATTGCAACTGGCGCGGACAGATTCTTCTGGCGCATCTAGAACTTCTTCTGGCGCATCTAGAACTTCTTCTGGCGCATCTAGAACTTCTTCCATCTGGTAAGCAGAGGCCCACTCCGCTAATCCTCCCGAATAGCGTACCTTGTACGGGTAGAAGTCCTTTTCGTTGTCGATTTCCACGACGCGACCGCAAGGGCCGTAGTCGACGCGGACAATCATTCCGAGTTTAACTTGATTCTTTTCCATGTTAGAATTTGATGTTTGGGTATTCACGGTAAAGTCGATAGCGGGTCATCCACATGAAAACCCCCGTGGTTATGTAGTTAGATACAACAATAAAGAGATACCATGCGGCAATCCATGCGGAGATAAGAGAGAGGACATAAAGCGGAGGTGCGGGAAGAGTGAAGAGGCACTCGGCAATGATACTTACAGTTAGTCCGATTAGCCCAAAGATAACCCACTGAACCGAGATATTGAAGATATGGTTGTATATGTTCTCCATTTCCTTGCGCTCATATAGGGTATACTCGCTTCCTCTCGTCCGGTAGCTATTGGTCTCAATGCCAATGAGCTTCAAGTGAGCTTTCAGTTGCTTTGCCATCGCGGTAAGAGCCGTGCCGCCGAACCCACGGAGAGCTACACCCGCAAGCGCGAAAAGGCCCGCAAGCGCGAAGTATTGTGTGGTTGATAGATGCAATGCGTTCATGATTGTTCTCCTTCATGGTTACTCGGCTTGCTCCATTCCCCACGGCCATTCAACTATATTGCCGGGTTCAATGCTTCGCCCATCCTCCAACAGGATGCGCATGGAGACGCGGGTTCTTCCTGCAACGATTCCGGTATGCCGACGGAACATACCATCGAAGTACTGGATTTCGGAACCGGGTTGAAGACGCAGAAGCGGAGGACAATGGTCAATGAAGAATCGAGCATTATTCCATGCCTCTTCATACGCTGTCTCCGGGTCATCGTTATCACATCCTTGCACGGCCAGTGAGCAACTCACACATTGAATGAACTCGTAGTTACCCTTCCGTCTTTCTTCCAGCAGACCACCGCAGATAGGACAGAACAGTGGGGGAGGTTCTTCCTCTGGGAATGCCTCATCAAAGGCCTTCTCAACTACTGCTTGCGATTCTACGGATTCATCGCGAAAAGAGAATTCGCTCTTGGTAGGAATGTTCGTTGGGGCCGTGGTATTGGCTTTAACTATTTTCGGGCTAAGGTCTGACATATAAACGTGTGTCAAGCCATTGGCCTCGTCAATAACAATCTTGGTTATCTGTTTGGGGTTTGATGTCTTGGACATGGCACCACCATATAATAGTTTTATTATTTGTCAAGAAATTATTTCAATAAAAATCCCCGGAGGGGTTAGCCTCCGGGGCGATGTGCTACTTGCGCTTCCAGCCAAGTAAGTCAAGAAGTTCGAGTAAGCTCATGATTATCATCCTTTTGTGAAGAAGTTAAAGAAGGATAGTGTACCGCTATCGGTGAGTACGAACTGGGGATATTGGTCAGGGGTAAATATTTTTGTACCCCCGGAATCCCCGGTAGCCTCGACAGTCAGAAGGACTGCGGGCACCTTGTCCGTCGGGCTGGATGGAGATGGAATATCTCCCAATCGTGCCCAAACTTGGCACGCTTGCCACTGTTCGTCAAGAGCGGCAATGGCCTCGATAGCCTTGGCTATTGCAGGTATCTGCTCATCCGGAACTGTGGTCTCACTGTACTGGTCAAGGTGCGTAAAGCCCAGTGCGTCCACGTAGATTACACTCATAATGAGCTTGGTCCAGTTGCCGGGCTGCGGGAACTGAATTTGTATTTCTGCGTCGTTCATGATTAGA